CCTGTTGTTATGTTGAGTAGGACTGATTCTATCTAATAAACCTTTACCCTTCTTACCTGTTTTAGTTCCGCCTGTTATCTTTTGTATATTCCCTGATACGCCAGCCTTAGGTAAACCATCTCTTGTTGGTGAAGGATAACCCCTATTCCTTGCATGTTCATCATTGCCTGTATAAATGTAATATAAAAATTTGGACGCATAATCTTTAACAATGATTTGCGCGAAAAGACTATGAATACTAGGTTTAGCATATCTAGTTACTGCAACAGCATTTAGGCTAGTTTTGAGAGGTTTATTTAATTTTTGCTTTAACTTATCGTTATTTGCCTTTGCAACTTTTTCAGCAGTTTTATTAATTCCTTCTGACATGCTTTTTATGAATACTTTTTTTTCTACTATCTTCATTTTCTTTTGCAAGTCTTTGAGATTAGTTTTTATTCTTATATCCATATTTGCCTATAGTAAATTTGCCTTAATTATAAATTTGCCCAATAGCTTTTATTCTCAAACTTTAATCCATTTTCATTGGCTACCTTTAGAATTGTCGATTTGCTTTTACCTAAAGATACAGAAACCTCGTTTAGCGATTTGCCTTTGTCGATTTGCCTTTTGAGATTTGAAATGTCAATTTGCTTTTTATCAGCCATTAAAGATTCTCATAATGTTCTATCAACTTATTAATATACCATTTTGCCTTTTCTAAATCTTGGATATTTGCGTTTTTGTCTTTATGCCTATGAATATACTTAATCGCTGAACCTTCTAGGTAGCTGGGAAACTCTTTGCCTAGTTGTTGCTTTATGTATTCAATACATTCAAATTTGCCTTGATTGTAATGACTTGGTCTATTTACAGGGTCGTGATTTGCCTTTTTGATTTGCCTTACACTATCCCATTCTTGCGGTGTTATATTGTCTATACTCATTTTATCTCTCCTTTTAAATAATAAATTTGCCTTTCTTTGAAAAGACCACTCTAAAAACCTATCTAACAATTTGCCTATTTGCATTTATTAAATTTGCATTCCTTTGGTAGATACACTTCTACAAAAACTCCACAGGAACATGAAAGATTTGTAACCATAGAATAATCTTCATTTTCATCTTCTATATCGTGATCTCCACCCCAAATTAAATTTTCTCCACAATGCCAACAGTTCATTTATTTCTCCTTGCTATTTCATTTTTGCATTTTTGTATGATCTTTTTCTTTGCACTTGATGATTCAATGTAATCATTGAGTTCATGAATTGTCATACTTTTTAAATAATAATGTTCTGTAACAAATTTGCCTGTAGCCTTATCTCTTATTGTTTGACTTTTTTTAAGTTTAATAGGCATAAGTTAATTTTCCTTTTTGTAAATGCTTAATGTCACTGTATCGTACTTTTATTATTTGATCTTTTCTTCCATATCTTGTGTAAAGCATATTGTAATCGTTTTTACTATTTGCGATTTGCACTATGTTATTACAATATTCTAGCAAGTCTTTAGTTTTAAAGACAAGAAAAGAATTCATATCTATTACATCCATCACAATGTATTTAGATTTGCCTTTTAGCCAACCATCCTTGCCATTTACATTTGTAAGTTCCAACCAAATACAATTTGCATATCTATTGCCTTTGACATCTATAGGCACATCATTAACAAACATATCAACATGATCATACATATCCTGTGATAAATTTGCCTTAACTACCTTTCTTCCTGAAGATTCAAGCAAATAAATTAATTTGTTTTCAGTCTGTTTTCCCTTTCTTAGGTCGTTTATTTGTTTTTGCATTTTTGAATATCTTGTCCCAATTTGCATCTATTTTCTTTTTATCTTCTTTTCGCCTTTTACTGCCTTTGCCACCATGCCATTTAGTCATAACTTATCCTCTTAAAATTAACCGACTTATCTAACTTAGATAGAATTTGCTTTGCTTTCATAAAATCTTTAGGGATACATCTCAATAACTCTTCAATACTAAATATCATCATATCTTTTTCATCTTTATGTATTTTTACAAGCACAGGCTTCTCTTCATCTGTATCACAAATTAAAGCAGTCTTCTTATCAAAGTTAAAACATCTAGTGCTTGGTTGTATTCTTGTATAACCTGATTCCTCACATTTTTTATTTAAAGCATCAAAAGCTCTAATCATCATTTCGACCATTTGCATCTTTTTTCTTGGTGAATCATCCTGTAAAGAATCTTTTAACATTTGCTCTCCTCTACAAAACTTAATTTCAAACTTCACCCCGACCATTTTAAAGATTCTTCTCCTACTACCCCATCTTTCATAAGTCTCAAGCTCAAAAGCTCTTAACTCTTTTAATTTGCTTTCTAGTGCTTTATCTAAATAAGATTTCATAATTATTCCTGTTTGGCTGATCATTTAATAGGGGTGTTGGGGTGTTCCTAAAGGAACACACCCCACCCCACCCTAATAAATTAATGATTTTCACCCCAAATACCCCACGTTTACCCCACATTTTACCCCACATTTTACCCCACTTGATTTATTGCTTTTCATCTTCTTTATCACGATATTTAGTCATCATTTCACCATAATCCTTATGCTGATATCCAACATTAGGTATATGCTTTAATAAATTTTTACTTTTTAGTCCCTTTAAGCATTCCGCAATCTGATCAGAAGTAAGATTCTTATCTTTGTATTGAACCCTGCCCTCTAATGTTGCTGGCATATACATGCAATCTTGCGGATTCTCTTTGTTATCTTCTAATGGTAATTTTTCCAAAGCCTCTAGAACTGGTTTCTCTTGTGGTGATGGCTTGACTGGATTTATTGTAATTGGCACTTCACTTTCATCTATCTGAACCAAAACTGCGGACTTTTTATCCTTTTTCTTTCCAAGATCTGTGATAGTGTCCATTCTAAAGTTTATAGGCGGTATGTTCATGTCTTCCTTGTTAAGAGTCTGACTCATCTTTACATACATAACCTTATCCTCTAATGCCAACATTCCACTCTGAGTATCCTTATCAGTTCTTTCAATATAAAACTCAGAATCTAAAGAAGCAGGTAATACACTTGACCCTCTACCCCTTCTCATGCCATTAGACTTGTTTCCTGCATGTCCTGTATGGTGAACTAACATTACACATGCACCTGTCTCAAACTTCAATCTATCTATTCTTTGAATAAAAAGGTTCATGTCAGACGTGCTGTTTTCATCGCCTGAACCGAAGTTTCTTTGTAGTGTATCTATAACTATTAAACCCAAACTGCCAAGCTCTGCTTTAACCTCATGTGCTTTTCTTAACAACTTTTCATAGTTTTCATCATCCAATATTCTTACTGGTCTTTTACTAACTCTGAATTTAGCATCTCTCACCTTTCCATATTCACCTAAAAAATTCTTCTCCCAAGCTAGAATTCTTTTAAATATAGACTTCTCACCCTCTCCACAAAGGTATAAAACCCCCGAAGGTTTATTAACAGTGTAATCATACCAATCCATTCCTGTTGCTATTGATAGCATCATCGATATACCTACAAAACTCTTACCTGCCTTTGGTTCTGCATATAAACTTGCCACGCTGCCTTTCTCTATAACTTTATCAATGACCCACTCAGGAGGTGTATCATTCATCTCCATCTCATCGTAATCAGCAAACTCTACATCATCGTTAGGTATGTATTCTTGGTTATCTTTTGCATAGTCCTCCAACTCATCAGTATTAGCAAAAAAATTATTTTCATAAGCATCATAAAGGTCATCTTTATCAGCAAATTCAAATGGTGGTCTGATTACAGATACTTTGCATTTATGTTCTTTTAAAAACTTATGTATATCTAAAGCACATTTTTTACCAGCTTCATCATTATCAGGCCATATCCAAACCTCTCTACCATAGATAGGACTCCAGTCAGCTTTCTCCCAACTGTTGACTCCACCATGCCAAGTAACACAATCGCCTTTATATATTTTTTCTGCACCTAAATTTGCCTTCTCTCCTTCTGATATTAAAACAGGCTTATCCTTATAATCTTCAGTGTTTTTAAAATAAATTGGCATCAAGCCTTCAGGCCTTTTCATTGACCATGTATCGTCTGTGTTCTTACTAAATGGTGCATATTTCTGCTTTATATGATGCCCATCAGGGAATCTCATAACCATAAAGCTATCGTTGTACTGTAAATGTACAACAGCTTGCTTAAATAAACTTACAAGCTGTTCTCTATTAAAAGACCTTGCATTACCCTTGTTAGTGTTATTTTGGGGGAGTCCACTAACGCTGAGTAAGGAGTCAGAGGGCAATGCTTGGTCGTAACCGAAACTTTTTAAAATGGTGGCTACATCTTGATTGCGATATTTAATTAAGTCTATGATTCCGCCACCCACTTGATTTTCAAAGTCATACCATGTGCCTTCGGTCAAGTTAAGAGTCATAGAGCCATGAGTACCCCACCGAAGTTCTTTCGATGTGGTACTACTTGGTTCACCTAAAAGCTGTTTTGCAACTTCAGGTGCTATTCTCTGCCAATCTACGTTTGACATCTAAAATGGAATATCATCATCGCTAAGTTCAGTCTTAGCTACCATTTCAGCTACTTTATCTGCCAGTCCCTCATTAGGAGAAACAAAGCCATCATCATTATCAACTGGTGCATCAGGGTCAATATACCAATCAGGTACGTTAAAACCTCTATCACCCCATTTGGCAAATGTAAAAGACAACTCAGATGAAGTACCCATACCTACCTGAATATGCTTTGAGCCTTTGTATTCAACAACTGGTAATTTGCCTACATGATTTGCCCTATCATTCCAAAATAGTCCTAATATATTATTAAAAGCACTAGATTCAGCAAAAGAAAAACTTTGCCATAAATAAGGATGTTCTGCACCATGCGGCATCACCCATGCTGAAAAAGCTCTACGCCAATCATCAGCAGGTTTAGGGTCTACAACAGTAAATTTGTTGTCCCATTTGTATTCAAAGCCATCTGATTTAGTGTATCTACCCCAACCTGACTTAAATGTATCTATGTCAAGTTGGAGGTAGGTAACATCTACCTCAGTTTCACCATTAGCATAAAACTTCTGATCTCTTGTCTTAAATCCTAAGTAAATTTGCTGTTTATTATCGGTATTACTCATACCACCTAATATATCGTTCATATACTATACTCCTATAGTTAATGTATCGTTAAGTTCTCGATACTGTTTATATAATCAGTTTCAAGTTGGGTATAACACCTTTCCTTGAAACCCTCATAATCCTCATCGTTGATTATTCCTAAGAACTCACAAGCGGTTTGGATTTTATTGTAGGAAAGCCTACAAAACTCTTCAAAGTCTTCCTCAAACAAATAACTATTTAAGTCCATTTGCCTTTTGTACGACTTCATCTAACCTCTCACATATATCTGATAGTGGTAACATTGAGAACTGTTGCCAGTTCTTTTCCTTAGACTCACCTATTAGGTAGTTAGGAATCACAATGTATATTGGTCTTCTATCGTATTTATAAATTAATATAGGGATTAGGTTATCATTAGCACTCTCAACTGCTTGATTCCACCAGTCGTTTTTAAATACATCTGAACGATTATTACCCTTATATCGCTTACATTCTATTGCCAAGTTATCCCAGTAAATATCTGCCATTCCTTTAGTTTGATATTGATCTAGGTTTCTTTTAACAGTCTTGGTGCTACCTTTAGATGCAAGATAAGTATTAATCTTTTTACATATCTCTCTTTCAAAAGCAGCGCCCTTATTTCTACTGTTAATTGGCATCTATAATAATCTCCTTTTTGCCAGTAGCATGATAGGTAATTGTTAATGTGTTACCCTGTTTTACTTCAGTATATCCAGCACCATTGTTTACATGGATATACCATTCATCTTTTTCTTTGTTTAGTTTTAATCTGTGCATTTCGACACGATCACTATACTGTGTCATTGTCTTTCTCAGATTCATAAGAAACCATGCCAAGTTTAATTAGCATTTGTGTTGCTTGCTCTATTGTTAGATTGTTTTGAATTGCAAAGATTTTTATATCTT